GCGTAAATTCCAAGATTAGACCAGGCGGATTCAGGGTCGTAACCAATTTCTCTCAAGGCGACGTACACAATGAACGCGTTAATCATTGTGTTTCCATCAGTTGTGATCGGTGAGCCGCTTCTTGTTCCCCATCCAGCTTCGTAAGCTAGGCCGGATGTGGTTCTTGCCAAGTGTTGGAATACTTGGTCGAAGCAATGTTTAAATTGATCGGAATAATTTGGGTCAATCCATCTCATGTAAGTGGCCAATACAATTTCTTTTTGAAGAAATTCTGACATTGAACCATCAAAGCGCGTGAAATCTGTATCAATTAAACCGAAAATTCCGATTTCTTTGATTCGTTGTAATAATTTCTTGGGCACTTTTCCAGGTCCATACCACTTCATTAATTTCAAAACTTGATTCTTGAATGGTATTGTGAATCTACTCATATCAATAGTCAGTTTTGGCTTCATGGTTGTTATTATCCTTGGATCAGACGTTCCATTATAGGCCTCTGCTTTGTTAAAAGTTTCCAAAGCATTGGCGGGTTTTGGTCCTAAACAATCAAACACTTGCTTGGCTCTTGATCGCTGAGCAGTTTTATTTTGCAATTCGATCACTTCTTCATAAGTTATTGGGCAGCCAACGTGTGCAGTCGGAACTAACAGTTCTATAAATTCCTGTGCATATTTCTTATATTCACGTGGCGGTGTGGTGACATTCATAACTTTATTAACACGTCCTTTGATAGCTGCAATCTCATTATTTGGATGTTTTGATGGTAATAATGCAGGTTTGGTCACTAACGGAGATGTTAAAACTTGACATGTTGGTTTACTATCAAGTGTCACATACGGACCGAAGGAGGTGTATGAAGTAGGGATTACCGATGTATGTGTGACATTCGGTTCCCAACCATATAAATATGGGATCGCTTCGTGAAGAAGAGATGCTGTGACTTTGGTATTCTCAAGATGTTCGGATATCTCACTTTTCTGTTCTCTCATCATTGCTTTCTCATTTAATAAGAAAGATTCTATGTCGCCAATTTCTGGACTTGTTGTTTTCTTCGATTTTAGTCGATGTACAAGGGCAGACACAGTTCTACCTTTTAGGTTAACAGAATAGGGAGATAAACCCATGGAGATTGAAAGATCATCCGTTATGACATTG